TATTAGCCTCAGAAATAGCAGTAACAGAATAAGTTAAGAGTTTATTAGTTTTATTAACCATAGTTGTAACAGGGTTTGCTACGCTTCTTGTGTGAAGTTCTATTGGTTGGTATGGATAATATTTTGCTAAAGACACGTGATCCTCACTACTGTACAGACCTCCGTTTATATTTAACTTTCTTGGTTGGTTTCTGTTATCAGTCCAAAATAATTGATCTTCTATTATAACGGCCTCTACTCTGTTTGTTTTGGAGAAGTTTAACCAATTACCTTGAGCAGAGATCGAATGTGTATTAGTTTTTAAATCAACTTTTAAAATCTGACAAGACATATTATTTACTGGAGCAACGGGTACGTGGGTAAATTCTGTTTGTAAATTACTAGGAGCTACTAGATTAGAAGAGTCAACAAAGTTAGTAACAAATAAAAACAACTTATCATTTGCTTCGTCCTTGCAAAAACCTATACACTCAAATCCATAGTTATACAACCTGTTACCGTCAAGTTGTTTTAAAATTTCATTTCCTTTTATATTTTCAAGAGCACCAACATCTGATCCTTCTGACCTGCTTACAGATATGTTTGTAGCGTTTCTATATTCGTTATTAGGTACAATTCTGGAGTCTGAGTCTTTATTCATCTTAGACGCCATAAAAGTATTCTTTACTTCGGCCATACTTAATGTTTAATCCATTTAGATTTGTTTCTAAATACTTGAGCTATTTCCTCTGTTTTAATATTGCTTAATCTTATTTTAGCGTTTCTCAAAGTGCTTGATCTTTCTCTCTTGTATCTACTTACTATATACTCAGGAACTTGAGATCTTGTAGAAAGCACCCCGTGCATTATGTGCATATATAAAGCTTGCTCTGCCATCTTAGGAACTAACATATCTTCGTCATAAGCTAATCCGTCTGATATGTACTCAAATATAACAAGCTTACCAGCTAAGTCACTTGATACCGATATTGAGCCTAATCTTTCATTTATTGTAAATTTTCCATTTACGTTAGCTTCTTCTGGTTGTAGTCCATATTTTTGACCCATTAAACCTTGTCTAGGTGATATTCTATAATCTGAAGAGGCTAAGCCATTTCCATTTATACTATTCCAAGCTGTTTCAGTTAAAGACTGCTCAGCCAGCGTGTTGTCTCCAAAAGAACTTTGTATATAATTACCTTGACCATCTTGAAGAGGTAAGTCAGTAGGGTTTGAAGTTATTCTAGTTGGGTAAACGACATGTTTAGCACCTACTCGATCTATCCAAGATAGTTTCACATAGTTAACATAATCTTGAGGAAGAGGAAAAGAAAGGCTTATTGGTATATTTATTTCTTGAGACTTTACTGTATTTAATGTGTCGTAGCTAAACTCTTGAAGACCTCTTTTAGCATGAAAAAGAATATCTTGTTTTTTAACTTTTCTTATTAACTTATCTTCTCCTACATAACCAACTATAAAGTTGTTTACTAATTCTTTTAGTTTTATATATCTATAATTACCGTAGTTATTATTTACAGCAAACTTTTTTAATTCTATATAGAAAAAGCCATCATAAATAAAGTTAACATCTGGAGGTAATACTTCAATTTCACCGGTATATTCATTAGATACTCTAATTAACGCTTCATCTATTTCTACGTATGTAGGTGAGCTTGTAGGTCTATAATATATTGTAAAGTTAGAGCTTGAAGTAACTTGAGTAAACAAAAGGTTAATACCTGTTTGTATTTTTGGCAAATCATAAGCACTTGTTGGTGTAGTATCGAATCCCCATACACCTCCATTTATAAACAAAGAGTCACCAGGGTTAGCTGTTGACATCTTATCCAGTACTTGTTGACCAGCGTAGTATTGACCGTTGTGTTCTGTTATAAGTCCCATTTATTATTGTTTTTCGTTTACTTCTTCTTGCTGTATTTCATTAGTAGCCACTTGAACTATTGAAGGATCTTTTATCACTACACCAGCATAAAGTAATATATTTATAACTACTTCTATTTGTTCTGAATTATGTAATTCAAAATTAACAGAGTTATTTTGATCATACACATAAGCACCATTAGCTATTGTAGTAAAAGCCCATTGTATATCACTAGGCTTTTTAACATACGAAACTCTTAATAGGTTCATGTTGTTAGGAAAGGGAATAACCTTATTGTCTTCATATAAATATATTGGACAATCAAAGTCTGGCTTTGTAAGTGGAGATTTATTTATGTTATAAAACTCTGTTCTACCTACTCTTTGTAATTCTGCGGCAGTCTCTGTCATTGGAAAAGCCGGTGGGCTTTGTGTAGGAACTGGAGGAAATGTAGCCTTGTCAAATGTAACAGTATTTATTCTGTATAAATTACCTGGACATTCAAAAAATCTGTAATATGGAGGTTCTGTAGCAGCTGCAGCATTCATAACTGCCTCTGTTTTAAACTCTGCTATTTTTTCATCAATATTGGCAACTCTATCTGCATAATCAAACTCACTTTGAGAAACTCTAAGTTGTTGGTTTAAGTCTTCAAAGTATCTTTCAAATATTCTTCTCTGTACTTGCGTTGCTGTTTTATTAAACTCTTGAGGCGTCATGTAGCCTCTTTGCTCTTTGTTTAATATAAGCAAAACAGTTTGGTATACATCATTTACGTTTATTGCCATTATGAATATTTTAAAAAGAGAGGCTACTTGTGTAACCCCTCGTATTTATAATCACTTGTTATTTAAGTTTTTTCTGTATAGATTTTAAAACTTCTAAACCTTCATCAGTCTGAAACCAAACAGCTATAGCCGAAAATGCATTTTCTTCAAAAGGAACTTGCATTAGCTTTTTGTTGCTACTGCCCCATGACCAATTTCTTTGATCAGTGCTAAGTTTTATTATGCTCATTTCAGCAGCCTTAACAGCTATATTTCTAAGCTCAACATTTGGATCTTCAGCTAACTCTAAGAATAAAACAGGATTTGTTTTAGCAAATATAAGTAAATCTCTTTTTATTTCCTTAGAAGCCATCTTTGATACATTAGATCCTATTTCAACTCTTAATATAGCTTCCATTTGATCTATGTCCATACTAGTAGCCGCGTTTAACGCTTGTATTTCAGCTTCTATCCAGCTTAAATCTATTTCAGCTTCTTTCACCTTGTCTTCTTCAAAGTATATAACATCTTTTAACGGATGATACATGCTTAAAAGTTTTTGAAGGTTTGTTTTTTCTTTAGGAACTGCTAATACACCATCTTGAAAAACTATATGACCTAATGTTGCTGATCCTGATTGCTTGTCTACAAAACAAGAGTCTTGATTAGTAGCATATCTAAGCTCTCTATTAGTTTTCTTTTCTTCGTCCCAATACATTAAAGGTTTTTTAGCCGTGTGTTTAGCACCTATAGTGTGTGTTAAAGGTTTTTTATCACCTTTCAATACGTATAACCTGTCTCTATATTCCCAGGTATCTTTTGCTACAGGCTTTGCTGTAGTCTTTTTTTCTTTTGTTTCCATAATATAATATAATATAAATAGCTAGAGCGCTTTCGCGCCCTAGCATAATTGTGTTTTTACTTCTTGAATAATAAGAAGTTGTTAGCAGCTTGAACACAAAGACATCTCTCAGATAAGAAATGTACTTCCATTGCATCAACATCGTTAGTGTAAACACCACCGACAGATCCAGTAATCCAAGACTTGTAACGTCTATCTTCAGTTTCAGAAGCTCTATATCTTACGTGTAAGAATGGTCTTCTAATGTTTGCGCCTAACATTTGATCGTAAACTGTAGAAGTTCCAGCAGGAACTAAAACACCATCAATGTCAGCAAACATACCTCTTGTAGTTGGGTCATTTAAGTATTTCCAATCAGTTTTGTAGAAGTCATAAGAACCTCTTCTAAAACCTGAAAATCCTAAATTAAGAGCCATATCAGCATCATTGTCAAAAAGACCATAAGCAGATCCAGTTCCCTGTACACCACCTACTTCAGATAACATATCATCAAAGTCTAAGTTCATAGCTCTGTTTAAGAATAACATGTTTTCTTCAATAGCACCTTGCTTGTCTAGGTTTTGTAAGATTTTATCAAAATCTTCTAAACCACCTGTAGCAGCAAATCCGGTGTATACATTTCCTCTTTTTTCAATAGCCTCAAACATACCTTCTGTACCTTCTTCACCAGCATTACCACCATCGTTAGTAATACCTTCAACCATTGCCATTTCAAGATAATCATCATATCTTAATCTAGTTTCTGATTCTGCTTTTAAGTACCATAAGTATCCAGATGTTCCGTCTTCAGTAGCAACTTCAACCCATCCAATTTGAGAGGCATCAGAACCGTTAACTTCGTATCTATCTTTAATGATAATTGGCTTGTTAGCAAAAGAAGTAAACTTAGGCTGTAAAGCACCAACCATTCCACCGCTTCCTTTAGAAAACTCTGAACCGTAAACAAATAGTTTAACAGCAGTATTGTCAGCTATTTTGTCATTGATGTCAGTTAAACCATAAGCTACAACTGTTAATTCAACTTTGTAAGGATCACCTGTAGTACCAGCTCCAGAAACAGCACCCACTAAAGTAACTTTAGCTTTGATAGTTTCTTTACCTGCTGCATCATTAACAGCAATAGTAGCACCTTTTCTTACAGCGCAAGTTGGCTCGTCGGCTGGTAATGTAATTTCAATTTTAGTACCAGATGTAACCTTTGCGTCACTATAACCAATGTGTAGTCTATTTTGTTCAGACCAAATTACTTGGTCAGAAGTCATAGGCATTTCTGCACCTACCATTCTCAAGAAACCACCTAAAGTTCGGTTTCCGTATCTTTCTACTTCTGCTTCGTAAAGTTCTGGTAGAAATTGTTGTGTCCAATCAGCTGAGCCGTCGTGAAAATTAAGATAATTTTGTTGAGTAACGAACTTAGACTCTGCTGGCATAGGAGAGATTGAAAATCTTCCCTTTGGATCGTTATTTACAAATTGTCCATTTGTTGCCATTTTTTTCTAATTTTTAATTGTTATCGTTTTTTAATTTTCAATTTAGAACTATCTATACCTGATATAGCTTTAACTTTCCATCCGTTTACAAACACTTCCCCGTTGGAAACTTTCCTAGGTTCGTCATTAATATTGTTAGATTTAGACATAATGTCTTTAGTTGCATCAGCTTTTCCTTGTTCGTAAAAGTGATTTGCTATAGTATCAGCATTTCGTGCAGCGAAAAGAGCTTTATGATATTTATCCATATTTTTAATTTCACCGTCTTCTATAAAATCACTTAAAAAGTTATCTATATTAGACTGCTTATTAACAGCTGAATCAACATCATTTACCCTATAGTTAAATCTTTTTTCTCCGACGTTAAACTCAAAACCTTTGAAGTTGTCTTGAAAAAAATCTTTAGTTCTATTAGTAAAACTCTGTCTAACTTCATCTACACGTGCTAGATCCTCATTGTATCTATTGAAAAAGTCCATAGCTTTTTTCTGCTCGTTAGTAACATTAGGCCTATTTTTAATTTCAGCATAATATTTATCTTTCAAGCCGTCTAAAAACGTACGGGCTTTAGCAATTTCTTCTTTATAAGCGAGTTTCTTTTTCTTTATGTCTCGCTCTTCATCCATTTCTTCATCATAGGAAAAATTATCTTCCATAATAAAATCTACTTCTCCTTGATCAAGATGTGGTTTAGTATTTTTATAATATTCTCTTAATAGAGCTTTATCATCAATATTGCTGTAGTCAGCACTTATTCTAACGTAGTCTTCAACAGTTCCGCCTGTGTCCTCCATAAATGAAACTAACTTTTCGATGTTTTCAGGTAATTGTTTGCCTAAAACTTTTTCATCTCTTACCGCTTCTTTTACTTTCTTTTCTACTTTTTTAACTTGCTCTTTTTCTTGAACAGTTAACTCTTGTATTGGTGGCGTTTCTTTTTCTGGTTTTTCTTCTGTTGGTTTTTCTGCTTCAGTTTTTTCTGCAACTTGCTCTATTACTGGTTGCTCTACTTTTTCAACTGGTTTTTCAGCTAAATCAATTTTAGCATCTACGTTTTCTTTTTCTTTGTTTTTAGATAAATCAATTTTAGCATCTTTATCTTGATTTACCAATTTTTTAGGTTTCTTTTTAATTTTAAAGTCACCCTCTTGTTTTACTTCGACTTTTGACATAATATAATATAATAGTTAATAATTATCTAGGAACAAACTGTTCTAGATTGAAGCCACCATCTAAAGTGTCATTACCAGCAGATTCAAAGTTTATTGGTGTTAAGTTATTTTTTCTTTGATCTATCATTTCACTTTGTTGAGAGGCTTGTATTTTTGTTCTTTGATCTTTGCGATCTTCAACTTCTTTTAATTTTTCGTTTTCCTGATTTAGTTTAGATGAATTTAACTTAATGTTATATTGAAACTCCTGCTCCATCAATTGCATCTTTATTTGAGCTTCTTCTCTCATCTTAGCCGTAGCAAACTCTGATTTCATTTTTTCTAACTGTATGCTTTGCTCAGTTAACACTTGTTGTTTTTGAGTTTCAGCTAAAGCAGTTTGTTCTGCTAATTGAGCGTTTGCTTGAGCTTGAGCCTGTATATTAGCTTGCTGTGCTTCTTGATCAGATTTAGCTTTTTGCTTTCTTTTAAGCTTAAGCATTTGGTTAGCTAACTTTAGGTTTTTAACTTGCCTAATGTCTATAGCATCTTCTAAGTTTATACCTCCGCCTTGAAGAGCCACTTGTATGTTTTGTTCTAACATAGCTTTTTCCTCTTCATCAGGCTCTAGCTCTAAGTAAATACCAAAATCTCTTAGATGTAAATTATCTATATCCGCAAGCGTACCTACATTATAAGAACTTATACTATACTTTAAACTTTCGTTTGTTAAAGAAAACTTTAAAGAGTCTGATATTCTTAATGCAACATTTTCACAAGTTCTTAAAGTTAAATACAAACAAGATTGAAGTATATGTCTTGTGGCTACGTTTGAATTAGCAGCTGCTAACTTTTGTAAACCTACTAACGCGTTTTTGTCTGGCGTGCTAGCATCTCTTGCTTCATTTAATCCTGTCACATCTCTTATCATTTGTAAGTAATATTGATAAGTTTGTATAAGAGATCCTATTTTAGACTGAGCTGCTGAGGTTTGTAGTTCTTGTATTGGAATTTTACCCGGGTTCATACCACCGTCTTGTGTCATTGACCTACCTACAATACTACCAGTTTGAAAATACATATTTAATGCTTCCGCAGGGTTGTAGCTAGTTCCATTACCAAGATCAACTTCTGATAAACCGTCTACATCCATATACACACCATCTGGAACCATTCTTGACAATACTTGTTGTAGCTTTAAATGTGTTATTTGTATCATATCAGCAAAACCTGTTATTCTACTAACAGTAGACTCTATTCTACCTTTATACATTTTAGGAGCTACTATATTGTAGTTCATGTTAACTTTAACAGTATTACTGTTAGGTCTTGTCATGTTTTCAGCTATTCTCCAGTTTAACATTTTGTTGTGACCTAGTATTTTAGCACCCGTATATAAAACCTCTATTGATCTAAAAGCTTTATCAAAAGAGTCATTTTCTGGTGGATTAAAATCATCTCCTTTTTCTAAAGACTTTTCTAAACCTTGAGCCGTTTGCTTTATTTTAAATACTTGATTAGTAAAAGTTTTATATTCAAAATATAACACTTGAACTGTATCATCATTTTGCCTGTCACTAAAATTTCTTCCGTAACTATAAGAATCTGGATATTTTTGTATTTCAGAAAGATCTTGCTCTGAAAGATATGGAAATTGTTTTTTAAGCTCTGGCAAGCTAACTGACTTCACTTCACCTACATAATATAAATCATCAAAATTAGGATCTTCAGTGTAAGAATAAACAATATTAGTTGGGTCAACATACTCAACCTTAACTCCCTCTGATCTATTAAAACCTGTTTTAACTGCAGCTATACCTAAAACAGTTAAATCTTCTACTAACCTTCTTTTTATTAAATCATATTTGTTTCTTGAAAGCGTGTTGTTTATAGCTTCTTCTTCTGCTATTTCTATTGATTGTTTATAATCTAATTGCATATGTAAGTCGAGCTCTTGCTCGTCTTCAGGAAGCTTGTCAGGGTCGTCAACATTAAACACGTCAATATTAGCCGTGTTCTTTAATTTCATTAAAAGATCTTTAGCTTGCATGTCTCTTAGTAAGTTAGCAGCATAGTCAGTTCTTTGTTTTAAAGAAGCTGGATCTTGAGCAAAGGCTTTTATTTGGTAATCTTTAGAAGATATTCCATTTATTAAAATATCAACAAACTTAGGTATTATTGGTATTGGCCTCCAATCTAAGTTTAAATAAGACAAGTCACCATTTATAGATAATTCATCTTTATATTTTTGTATTGATTGTTCACCTCTAGCATATAATCTAAGTCTATGAAAATTGTTGTAGTTAGTTCTAAACCTGTCATTCATACCAGCCCCAGCATCAACCTTAAACCATTCTCCCTCTATAGCTCTTGCAACTTGCAGGCCATAATCTAAACTAGCTTTTTCTTCGTTTGAAACAAGCTGACTTGGAAATGAACTATTAAAATTTGTGTTTATTTTCATTTATATCATTTTTGAAACATAACTTTCATTATCATATCTTCTTATACCTAAGTTAATAGACTTTGTAGTTCTTTTATCTACTGGTACATATCTATTTTTATTACAAGCCATTATAGCTAAACCTGAGCTTATAGAAGCATCATGCTTAGTTCTGTTGTTAATATTAAATTGAGACCAGTCTTCTAATGTTTTTTGAAAATACATATCTCCATGTACTTCTTCTTTAATACCCACATAACTCTCTATATAGCTTTCTATAGCAGCAGCGTGGGCTTGTTTAATATCTTCACTTGAGTTCGGTATACCACCTATTTCCTTTTCTGTAGTGGAAAGCTTGTTCCATACTTTGTCAGGTCTGTTTATACTAAATTTTCTATAACCTTTTCTTCTTAAATAATATAATAATCTAGGTTTGTTATTTTCAGCAAGTATAGGCATTCCATAAAAATGAAGTGCCATTAAAACATCTTCAAAAAACAGCTCTGCTGTTTGAGGTCTAGCTATATATTCTAAAAAAAACATATTAGCAGGAGCCTCTTCCATACTAAACTTTGTCAGTCCATGTAATGCTCCTTTAGAGCCGCGACCATCAACAGTACCGCTAATATCGTAAGAGTCACAGCCGAAAGCTCCAACGTGTTCGTTAGCAGGGTATTTAACGCCATTTTTTATAATTACTTTATTTTGTAGTTCTAGTGGTGGTATCCAAGACACTAAAAATCTACCATTATTATTTGGATTAAAAACAACTTTTTCACCTTCTATTGCCCAAGAAAAACTACCTTTAGTTATTTTTAATTTATTATCATACTCTTCATTATAGTCTATTTGCTCATATATTTTAGTTAGATTAAATAAACTATTTTTAGTCTCATCTCTAAACGCGTGTTGTTCAGTTCTTGGAAATTGTCTATAATATTCGTTTAAACTGTCTTGATCTCCTTTTAAACCTTCGACCTCATTTTCCCAGTGTTCAATAACTCCTGTTGTAATTTCATAACCATCTGCTCCTTTGACACTATTTTGTCCTCTAATGAATACAGGCAGTCCGTAAGTATCGATGAATCCCTCGTAGTTCCACTCCATAGGTATGAACAAGCTATAGAGTCCAGAAGCCGTTTGTCCGTTTCTATTTCTTTTAGTAACGTCTGAACTTTCGTATAATTTTTTAAAATTGTCTCCACCTTTGTCTAAAGCATTTGATGTTGAGCCCATCATACATTTACCCACGATCTTAGATCCTAGTCTTAATGTAGTTTTTGTAACCCTCCAGTTGTTTAATATATTGTCAGGTCTTTCCCATTTACCACTTTCATCATGAGCTAATAGTTTTAGCTTTTCACCATCATAAGAGTTATCACCCGTATTTTTCCAGTCAATAGTTGTATCAAGTCCTTCTAGTTCTCTAAGTTGTTCATTCGTTTCCAGCTTTCTTCTAGTAAGTTTGGATGCCGGAACCCTATATGCCAACTCAGTTTTTGGCCGATCCATACCGTCTTGAATTGGTTTGAAGAAAAACGGATAATTAACGGATATTGGGACAACTTTATCTGTAAACATTTTCTTGGCATCGGCTCCAGACTTGGAAAGTATGCCGAATCTAGCATCGGAAGATATTGTAGCTTGGTTGACAAGTTCCGCGCTTGACATAAAAGAGAATCCAGATCGTCTGTTTTTAAGGTAGCACATCCCGTAGCACCTATCATCGGCTTTACATGCTTCCCAAAATATAAAGAAGAGTCTGTTTGATTCCCTATAGTCTGGTGCGCCAACATCAATCTTTGACCATTGTAAGTACATGTAATGAGTACCAGTAATATAACTAGGAGTGCCGTCATTATAGAACCAGTAACCTTGTTCTCTTCTTTTAAATTCTTCATCTATATAATCGTACCACTTTTCTTTAAAATCTGATGGGTATTCTTCCCAGTCAAATCTGCTTTTAATTTTGCTTAGCTCTTTTGGGTATTCTTGCTTTTCCCAGTACTGTTCAGCCTCTTTTTTACTTCGTTTAAACGGTTCATCTGTTGCCGGTAGAGCAATCCTGAGATTTTGTATTTCAATGATTTGTCCAATTTCACCTGTTTTACTTATTACTATAAAATCATAATCAGAGTTATAACCATACTCCCATTTTTTAAACCTGTTGTTTTTAGCTAATATCTTAGGATTTACAACGTCCTTAATTTC